GACGGTTTGTTTGTTAGTTGCAAAGTGAAGGATCTTGTCGATAAAGGTCTGCTATTCAATAGCAACTTCGCGTTTCACCATTATGATATTTCCTTTTGCTTAGATGCAAATGAAAAGAAAGTATCTTGTGGAGTTCTTCCAATAAGAGTTATTCATCATGGTCTTGGAGATTCAATGCTGACACCAGAATGGACTGAAGCAAACATTAAATTCAAACAACACTACTGCAAATGATTCTGAATAACGAACAAATCCAACCTTTGTTAAATGAGCAAGGTTTTTATGATTGCAAACTAGTCCAACAAAGGTTTGCTCTGAAAATACTTGGAGAAGGTGTTTCGCCTCTTGGAGATGTTCTGTGCTTTGAATCACCTGTGCTAATTGGTCCACTTGCTTTACAAAGAGCTCTTGTTCTTGCTGTCGAGCTTCCAAGCACGGATCTTTTTGGAGGAGTTTGTTTTCAAAGACTATATGCAACAATGCTCGGATCACTTCTTTCAACAATCGGAGGAAAGAATTGCTTTGTTGACGAAAGTTGCATATTTGCTGAAGATGTGCAGGCTTCACTTTCAATGTTGAACAAGATTAAGGATTCTATTGTCTTTCATATTGTATTTCCAATGGAGACAGACCGAGAAGAATTTTGTAAGTTTGATTTAAGAAATGACAGTTTGGAAGAATTTAAATTTAATGCTGTTGAGTCTTTCAAACATCTAACAAAAAGTATTTTTATAGAAACACGTCGTGACGCCTTTTGATTATCTGAAAGACATTTTTGTAACCAAAAAAGGTAATTTGCCTCTAGACAATTACACTCCTTTTATGATCAACCGTTGGTTAAGTTTTGTCAATCCAGCTGTTGCTGAGACGATTAATCAATTTAACAATCAAACGCTTCTCGAAAATAAAGAGATGCACTACAAAATGATGCTAACTCTTTTTCCGAAAATGAGCTATGCTCCGAGAATCAACTATATTAAAAAGGCTCAGGAAGAAATACAAGAAGAAGATAAAAGAATTAAGCTTCTTGCAGCTAAGTATGAACTTTCTGAAAAAGAAGTAATTTCTTTACTTGCCTTCAAAGAATCGCTTGACTTGCAGGAGAAACCTGTATAATTTACTTATAACTTTATGGAAGAACAAACACCACACTCACACCGACTAACACGCGAAAACAACGGACTAGCAGAAATTGATCAATATAAAAATTGCCCTCTTCCTGAAGACTATGAAATTACTGAGCTTCTCGGAGATACGATTCAAGTAGTATATTTGGATGTCGACCCGGCTGACGGGAAATCTTTAGTTCGCAACGGCATTGTCATTCCAAACTCAGTTGCTGAACAAAAAGCTTGGCGCGTCGGAGAAGTAATTCTTGCTGGACCAGGAACAAGACAAGTCAAAAAAGGCCACTTCGTTATTTTTCCGGGAGACAAAGGTCTGCCAGCAATCAAGAAAGATGGTCGCATGAGTATTTTCTTGAACGAAGAACGAATCTTTGGAATTTGTTCGCCTGCTCAATAATTAAACCTCATGAGAATCGGAAGAACAGCTCTGTGGATGTTGCTTGCAACAAATGCTGCAGAGCTGCGCTTTCATAGGCGAAACGAAAAGCCAGGCTTCAAAGACTACCGCAGAATGCTTTGCACAAATGATCAAAAGCTTCTAATGTCTGCTGTTGGCAAAAAAATGTTTAATTATCAGCCGACACGAGGAAATTTAAAATATAGCCCGGCTGCAAAAAACCTTATTGTTACCTTTGATATCTTTTATCAAAACTGGAGAATGATTAATTGTGATGACGTTGATGTCATTGCTGTTATAAAAACATCTCCAGATCCCACTCCATTTTGGAACTACTTTAACGAGCGCTTGGCACAGATGTCTGCAACACAAAAAGCGCAATTTATGAACAATTGATGAGCGATTTTATTCCTGCTCTTATTTCTTTAGATCAAGTTCCTGGCGAGCCCTTCTTTAAGAAGGGTTTGCAAAAGCAGATTATTGTTTCGGTGGAAAATCGCACATTGAGAAAAGGAAAGTTGATGTTGTTCAGCCGTTCAAATTATTATATTCAGATTGCTTTGATGAGCGAAAAAGGACATCGCGAAAACATGGAAGTTCCGATTCCTTTTAATATCGAATATCATGAAGACGAAGGTCTAATGTATTTCGATTATCGTGTGTCAGCACTGCGCACCGAAATTCTTCCAAACTTTGAAGGAAAGACAACTTCTTCTTTCTTTAATAAGATTCTTGAAATTCAAGTTCTCTAAACGAAGAACTTTTTCTTCGAAAAGAACTTCTTGAATGATTCTACTTTTGGAAGAATAATATCAATTACTTCTTTCTTATCTTCTTCTGAAAGAATTGTTGGAACCCATGAGCCTTCCGCAATAAATTGTTCAGACTTTCTTAAATCACTTGCAGAGAATTTTTCATCTTCTCCGGAAGTAATGATTGGCAGTTCTTCAAGTTTAACTTTTGGATACTTGTCAGCATTTTTGACAAAGTAAGCAAACTTTTTCATTTCTTCTGCAGTCGTTCCTGTAATAATTTCGTCAACCTTATCTTGGTTAGCATCAACCCAGTCATATGTATCTTTAATTGGAGTAACAGGACTAATACGAATCTCGACTGGAACACTGATATATTTTGAGTAAATTCCCCAAATTTCTTTTGATTGTTCTGGCGTAATCTTAATTTCGCCTTCACGAATTTTTGAACCAATGAACACAATCAACTTATCAGATTTTGCAGAAAGAATCTTGGCATTTTCAAAGTGAGCTTTGTGTGGTGGTTTAAATCCTCCAGCATAAATTGCAACAATATTTGAGCCATCTTCGAGTGATTCAGCAAGTCTCTGAGAAACTTTTTGTAAGGCTGCTTCTTTGCTTGCTCCTTTTGGTGTTCCGACTTCGCCACTCTTAACACTGACCATGCTTCTAAAAATTCCAGATACACGATTCTTTGATCTTGGATTTTTGAGCTTCAAAGAAATTTCTTCAAGAAGTTCTTCAAATGTTCCTTGCAAATCAAATAATTGCAACAAATCTTCAACTTTGCTCCAATCTGCTGAACTCCAAACTTCTTCTCGAGAAACTTCTTTAAAATCTTCGAGCTTTACTTTTCTCAGAGTTAGCTTGACAGAGCTCAAGTTAAATTCAAATTCTTCGCTTTCTTCAAGTTCTGGAAGATTTGCAATGCCCAAGCGAGCAAATACTTCAGAAGGCTCTTCTTCAAGAAGAGCAACTTTTGTCAGACCAATCATCAGCCCTTGCTTTTCGGCAGGAAGGTCAAGAAAGCTGTTTTTGAAATTGTGTTCTTCTTCGGACAAAGCAATAATGTTATCAACTTGAATAAATTGATCAACTTCTCCGCTAATCGGAAATAGAACAGAAATCATTTCACCAGAGTTATAATAGCGCTTTCCTTTGTATTTGTCGCTTTTGAAAGGAACAATAACATCAGAAGGAAGTGCCATAACGGCATCAACAATTCGTTGTTTGACTTCTTTCTTGTCTTCGCCTTCAAAAGAAACAATTAAATCCAGATCGCCAAAATCTGCTTTTGATCCGGTCTTAATGCTTCCGGAAAGCGTTGCATGTTTGAAACCAGGAATTTTTGTCAGAACCTTTTCGATATAGTCTGCAAAGGTTTCCTGAACTCTTTCTTTTTTAATTCTGTTGCCGCCAGCTACTCCACTCATATTATTGGTCCTTCTTGTATTGTGTTAGGTTTGAATCTTCCGGAAGAAATTTGCCTTTCAAATTCAAGCGCTCTTGGTTATCAATCCAGTATTGTTGAAGATCTTCTGGAATGTCAGCTCGTGTGCTGTCAAGGATTTTTAAGTACGTGTCATAGACAGCATGCAAGTCTTCTTCTGAAAGGTTATTTTTGAGCACTTCAATCAGCTTAAAATAGTCTCCAACCGTGTCCATTGTTAAATTAATGTCATATGAGCTATTGAGCAAATCCAATGCTTGTTTTGGAGAAGAAGCTTCAATGTCTTGAGTTACTTTGTGCTTGACTCCGTAGTTGTGTGAAAATGTATAACCTTTATGAGAAAAGAGAGCAACAAGAAGCTGAGTTCTGTGCAAACCCTTCACGTTTCCTTTGTATGTTGCAGAGTGATAAGCAAATGTTAGCCAATCAATATCACCAACATTAATGTCAATCTGAACATTTTGTCCAACTTCTTTTCCTTTTTCATCGAACTGAGGAAATTGGCAGAACAGAGAGCCAGTAGAAGATCCCTTAACGTCAACAATAATTTGCTTATCCGAAGATTGAATTTTTTCAGCAATTCCGACAATAACAGAGCGCTTGATTAGCTGAGCATCTGTAGAAGTCTTTGCTCGCTTTTTAAAACCAACAAAAAGTTCTTGAACACGCTTTTCGTCAAGTCCCCAATCAGAAATATCTTTAAATGAATCTTCAGAAAGAGCAAGATCAATGTCGCCAGAATAGTCTTTCTTGCCAACTGATCCAAGTGTGCGTACACCTTCAAAGTGTGGATGAGCTTTTGGAAATACTTCTCCAAACTGTTTGAAGAATTCTTTGAGGGTTGGATTGATATGCTCCTTTTTAATTGGAGCAGTCTCGTCAAAAACGTTTCCGCCTTCTGCGAGAATTTGTTTTGTTTTAAAAAACTTAGCAAATGAAATCATGCAGTTATTTATCTAAATCAACCCAAAAAGTCACTTGTATGTATAAACTGTTTTGTTCTTTACTTTCTTTGCTTTTGCAGGGCTTTCGAAATTCCAAGTAATTTTGTTAAAGTTGCTATTGAATTGCTTTTTGTCTACTGGACGAGGCTTATCGCCTTTCCCTGCTTGATTGTTACTCATATGCTAATAATTTAGAAGAATTTTTCAAAGGTTCAACAAAAAAGGCCCTCTGAAAAGGGCCTTTTTCTATTTTCGTGAACAAGAATCTTAACAATACTCAAGATTACGAAGGCGCAAGAACTCAGAGCGGCATGTTCTGCCTGCATAAGGAGTATTGATTGCACTTACAGTAGATGTAAGAGTAATTGAAGGATTGCTAACAGTTACTGGAATGCGTGCTCCTGTGATATTTCCAGAAAGTGCAGTGGAACTAAGAGAAACAATGCAGTTCAGAGCTTGAATGCCAACTGCGCAAGGATTGCCAGTAGCAGACACGGAAACGTTTACAGAGCTCCTTGAAGTTCCGTTGAAGGAAATAACTTGCGGAAAAGAAACCTCATTGCGAGCAAAGAAAATTGAACCAATTGCTCCACCAAGAAAGATTGGAGCACCGGATTTATTTTCAGAAAACTCGATGCCTGTAACAACAGCAGTTACGGGATGAGAAAAAGAAGTTGGAATGCGGACTGTTACGTTGTCAGAAGAAAGAGTGCCTTCTGCAAGGGATGTGAAAGATGAAGAGAGAATGTCTCCAGTAAGTTCAAGAGTTAGGGTTGTGTTTGCCATAATCTTATTTATCTAAATTGTCTAATTTTCTTCGTCTTCGTCGTCATCTTCATCAAACATTTCCCAAAATTCTTCATCAAGCATATCAATTGGCATTGTCAGATACGGATCTCCGTTTCCGAGAAAGCTTCTATCAAGCAAACTTTCATAAACAACTCCAAAGGTTTCTCCTGGTAGTTCACCAAGCTCTTTCAAAAAGTTGCTTGTGCCCATTGAGCAGAAATTTGCTGGAGGAATAAGTGAGGGATCTTCAAAACCAGAAGGATGATCAGAAAGAATCGGAACTTGCGGTGCTCTTCCAAAATAATGTTCAAAGGAATCGTTTGTGAGCTGAATGAAATAAGGAATTTCAATTACTTTATAATCACTTTTATTAGCTGCCCAGCGAGCCTCATCAACTTCCATTGCCTTGATAGGATATAGATAGTCTTCTGCTTCTTTGAGCTTTATTGCAATTTTAATATCTGTAATACTATCAAGAACAACTCCATCAAATTTAATAGTGCCCTTTGCAGTTCTTACGGATTCTCCGAGATATTCTAGAGAAGGTTCGCTTTTGAGAAATTGTTTGAGACTTGCTTTATTAAGAGGACCTTCAATGCGATTTCGTAGCATGGTGGAATTTTAAAAGATATTTTGAGATTGTCAACGGATTGCAACAATGTCTTCTAAAGTTGCTTTGGCACAAATTGTTCTTAGACGAGATTCTTCTGTTTTATTTTCGGTTATTGTTCCAATTGTTGTTGAGCAGAATTGAGAGAAGCGCAAAGATTTGTTTGTAATAATGTCAGTGTAATTGTTGAAGTCGATCTCTTCGTTGGCCAACCTAAGATTTGTTAGCTGAAATGCGGTCGATTTTGAGTGGATTCTTCCAGTCACCGGAGAAAGATCTTTGTTGAAGTCAAACCATTGATTATCTTTGAAGAATTGTTGAGCAATTGTAGATGACTTTGTTTGTTTTGCAGCACCAGGGTTAGAAGCAGAGATGAAAAGGATTTCGAAAGGGTTATGAGTGCTAAATAGGCTTTTCGTGCAGCGAGAAGATTGAAAGACCCAAAAAGTTTCGTTGAGAGTTTTGCAATCTTTGATTTTTCTTTCAAAGATTTCTTCCAGAGATTGACCAGCATGAGGTCCGACTAGACTGAAGACGATGCTTTTCATAAATTTTCAAATGTCATTTCGTAGCGATAGTGACCACAATCCCAAATTTGATAATAACCATTTCTGCTCATGTTTTCTGTTTCAGAAAGAGCTGGATCAAATATTTCCAATTTTTCTGCTAGTGTATGCTTTTGATAGGCAAAACGGTGGACTCTTTTGTTGTTGACAACGTAATGATAATTCGGCAAAGTAAATCCTGTTTTGGTAAATCCGATTTGTTCGTACAAGTTTCCTTGGGACCATCTTGCATCAGCATATGTTATTACTTTGCTTGGCTTATGGTCTTGTATAAAGTGTTTGACTAGTCTTTGTGCACCACCAACAATGCTAAAGTTTTGAACAGTGCA